AAGGGATCAGAAGAAATGAAAAGTTGGTTTGAAAAACAAACTTTCTTTTCCAAAGAGAATCTTGGTAAGATTGAAGCCTGGGTCAGACAAGAATCAGTTTTTATTTTTGGTGATTGCTAATGGGTGTCTACGAAGATTATGTTTACACATACCCAGACCTTGAAGCCGCGTATGATGCTACCGGCGTAAAGGATTTTAAAGCGTATGTCAATAACAATGCAGATCTTTTTCAGGCATATAACAATACAGGAATAAGAAATTTTAATAAATACGTCAACTCTTATGCAGATCTTTTAGATGCATTTAGAAAATCAGGATCAAAAGATAAAGAAGCATGGGGTAAAAATCACTGGCAAAAGTATGGCCAAAGAGAGGGTCGTACTGTACCAAGGGATGCGCCTACCAAATCAATAGAAAGTTGGGGGCAAGAGCATTGGCAGAATTACGGAAGAAAAGAAGGACGTGAATTACCACGTTCTTATTCTCAATCTGCCGAACAATGGGGACAAAAACACTGGGAAAGCAGCGGGTATAAAGAAGATCGCATACTCCCCGGCGCAAAAATCAGCATTAATAATGAAGGTAAAGCATATATTGCAAACCCTAGAAGCATAGGAGAAGCTGCAAAAAGAAAATACAACGATTTAGTTAACGCATTTAATACTGCCAGCGATGGTACTTACAAAAATTTAATGCAGAGCCTAAAAGGCAGGCTTGGTGATATTGGTTTTAACGACTTAATTAACAACAACGGAGATCAAGCATTATCTGCTGTTTACCAAAAACGAATCACCCCCTGGGATGCGTCGAAAGGTGCACAACCTCCTACCGGAGGATTTGATTCTGACTATTACTATTCATCCACTCCTGGAGGATCAGTAGCTGAATCTCAGTGGAAAGCAGCCCAAAAAGCAGTCGATACAGGTTACAGAGATAAGGATGGAAATCCATATCTTCTTCCTGACCTTGATATTACGGGTCGTTATTCATTCGATAGTTATCTTCACTGGCACTACACCACACAAGGTAAAGCCGCAGGCTATCGAGGAAATGAAGCGTTGCTTGCTAAATTACCTGAGTACTACGAAGAGGCAATGACCGATGCTGAGTATCAACAGTATCGCGATAAAGTTCTTGGAATAGAAGGAGATACTATCTTAAGTAAAACTGTAGGTACTGAACTTGCGGGGAAAGAAAAAAAAGTACAGCAACAGTTTGGATCTTTGACAAATGACTCACTAAAGAAAGCAGCTGATGAACTTGTCAAAGCTAAGGCAAGAGAAAGAGATCTTGAGTTTTACAAAGGATTAGAGGGTTTTGACGAAGTTTTAACTATTAACGAGACCATTACCAATTCTTTGCTTGGGGATAGTGGCATTGGTGGCATTCTTGGTTTTGTTACAAATCCAGAGAAAGCAAAAGAAAGCCTGGAAGAAAGCTTATCAAAGGCAACAGGTATTCCGACTTTTAATGGTGTTACATACAACTGGCAAAAGTGGTTTGACGAACAGCTAGTTGGTAATTACGAAAAAGGAATTACAGTAACCGATCCGACTGACCCAACAAAAACATATACATTAACAGGAGACTTTGCGAAACGATATGTTGATGAATACCTAAAACCTCGTTTTGACAGCTCAAAATCGATGAGCGAGTTTATCAGTACGATTGAACTTCAACAGCAAGATAAAAATATTTTTGACGTTCAAAGTGCGTTGGTCAAGTTAAAAGAAGTAGCGGGTCTTAGGGCAGAAGCTTATTTGGATGGCGTCTACAACACGTCTCCACTTAATTTCAATTCTGATTTTTACATGAACCCAACTGGTAATTTCACGGCAGATGACCCAAAGGTTGCTAAATATCAAGACCAGTCAAGTCAAGTAAACAGTGATTGGGAGACAGCTAGACGCAATGGAGATTCCAAAGCCCCAGGTACAGATTGGAGCTGGAACCAATGGGCATATCACTATGGTTTGGATTTAAACGATAAAAATCAATTTGCTAAGTTACATTATCAAGTTGTTGGCGCTGCCAAAGGATACGATCCAGCACGTGATGTCATTACACTCAAAGACGCGACTGATTACATCAATACAAAAATTCTTCCAGAAATTGCAGCAAAAGACATTGATCTTGCAGATGTCAAATTTTTACAATTTGTCACACCAGAGGAATTTGCTGACAGCGTAATTGAAGGCGTCAGCCCAGAAGCAAATAAAGAAGAATGGGATAAGATGCTTGGAACCCTTGGTATTGCAGGCAAGGGAATGGGTGTGGACGAAGTCAAGCAATATATCGCTGATCAATTTAGGACCAATAATGCAGTTAACGTAAGAGAAGCAATTAAATACCTAAACGAAAAAGGTGTTACACCAACACAAAAGAAGGTAGGCGTTGATTACATCCAGAGAGCAGAAGATGCAAAATCCACAACTTCACCCTATGCAACAAGCCTTTACAAGGTCTTTAAGAACGCTGGTTATCAAGGTAGCGAAGATGATTTTTACGGGAAGTTTATGACTGATGTCAGTAAGAAAGAAATGCAGCTCATGGAGCAGGGTGCTTCCGAGAAAGGTCTGCAGCTTGGTGGTGCATACGCAGGACTTACCAGTAGTGACCCCTTTACAGCCCTTGTTTCCGTAAGCAGTCTCTTTGGTTCCAGTGAAACAGGAACGGAGAAAGAGAAAGCAACGTCAAGTTATTTTAAACTATTAGATGACGAAGAAAAAGAAGATTACAAATCCAAGTCCGGTGAACGGATTCTTGGTGAGTTCACTTCCTTCTTTAAAGGGTTTACTTGATGTCTGATAAACACCGTAAGGCTGCAGGTGCAGCCAAGATTGCGAAAGATAAGATGGCTTGCAATAAGCCACAGAAGACCCCTGGGCATCCAACCAAGAGTCATGTGGTCAAGGCCTGTGAAGGAGGAGAAGAGAAGATCATCCGCTTCGGGCAGCAAGGTGTGGAAGGCGCTGGCAAGAACCCAAAGACAGAAAAAGATAAGGCCCGTAAGCGTTCGTACTACGCCCGTCATAACGCTCAGGATTCCAACCCTGACAAGATGTCAGCACGGTACTGGAGCCATAAGGTGAAGTGGTGATGCAACTAGCAGGTAAACACATGCAGACAATAGACGGTCTTCCTTTAGACCAATCTTTATTGCCTGCATTTTTCATGGAGCCAGGCTATACCCCTGAACATTTTCCTGACCAACAAAAAATGCAGCAATTGGCTTTAAAAACAAACGATCCTCGATTGCAGCGTGCTCTTTTAGATTTTCAATATCCATTTAAAACTGAAGATTTAATGCAATCGAGCTACTCTGACGATATCAAAAAAGTTGTTTTACAGGCAGTATCCCGCTAAGCTGCATGAGCTGATTCCTTACCAGCATGGCAAAACCCAAATCAACCACAGTCCGACTTGAGTCCAAGCCCAAAAAAACACGTCAAGGTAACGGGCGTAATTCTTTACCTAGTCATGGCCGTAAACTCAGTCGCGGTCAAGGTAAGTAATTTGTGTATGATTGGAGGTAATAATAGTTACCTCCATGTCGGATCTTTCGCGTGCGATTAATCTAATTCGTAAACACGAAGGGTTTAACGAAAAGGCGTACCCAGATCCGGCTACAGAAGAAGAGCCCTATACCATTGGGTTTGGAACTCAGTTCTATCCCGATGGTTCTCCTGTCAAACGTGGTCAGTGCTGCAGTAAAGAAAAAGCACTGGAGTATTTATTCCACGAAACTTCTGTCATCGACACCCAGCTGATCAAGCTGAACCTGGGACTTGATGACAGCATGCGTCAAGCCCTTATTTCCTTCATCCACTCCATCGGGTGGGAGCCCTTCCTTTACAGCAATGTGATCGATTGCATTGAACGGGAAGACTTCTGTGAAACCACCAAGGAAATGGGGCAGTGGATCTTTGATCAAAATCATTCCGTCGTCGGCACTCTAGTTGATCGCCGCCGGGAAGAGATCAGCTTGTTTCTTGCTGAAATTGAGGCCAATCCCTGGTCCTCCACAGAGATCTTGCTTGCTGCCTTTCGTAACTACACCGCTGCTCCTCACCAGGTAAGGGCAATCAGATCTCTGGAAGAACACATCAATCCTTACGTCCTGTCTAAATTTGCCAACGATTTCGACATCGACGAAGACCCGTGGTGCACCTTTGCGTCAGAAGAGCTCGATTTTCTGTTTAACAGCTAGCATTAGAATAATTGCTAGGAATTAATGCAGAGTGGCATGGAGCGTTCGGTAGAACCACGGGAGTTTGAACTACCCTTGGAGCTACAGTTTGCAATGCGCAAAGCTGAGCTTCAGGCCCAAGAGATGACATGGGAAGAACTGTATTCCGCCCTGTTAAATCTCTACCACCAACGTCTGATGGAATGGCATGCCATCAAAGACATCATGGCTGGTGAGAACATTGATATTGATGTGGACTGGCCCACGGATCTAGAGCTGGCAGAACTTGCCGCCGCTTGCGTATACAGCGACGACGAGGACGAGGATGAAGACGATCTTCAGCCGTTCTGAACTTCGTCAAACTGCACTAAACGGTCCAGGTACCACTGGGCCTTTTTTAATGAGGTGATACCGCCCTTGTTGCGTTCACGCCAAATGTATTTGGCAATGTTGCCCTTGAGATAACCGCGATACTCCTCTGGAGTCAGCTCTGCCTCAATTGCTTCAATGCACTCGATGGTGCCGTCAGTGTAATGAGACGGATGATTAACTTCATCCCCTTTGATTACAGGAGGACCGTCAAACGTGAAGATTGAATCAGGAATTGGGGTAGTAGCCCAGGGCACAGGACAGACGCCACCTGGGCAATCACTAACCTCACTCACCGGGTCAAACCAAGTCTTTTCGCTGACAGCATCTTCTCTTTCTCGTCCGGCTCTTCCAGTTCCAAAACTAAGGAGCGAGGCTTCGGTGATGCTCCCATTGCTAAACCCTCCTCCATTGAGGGAATCAAGCCCGTCAGTCCGGGACGCTTCATCCCCTCGATGTTTAATGGATTCCTCTCCAGCCCTTGTTCGCATGCAACTAAACCCCTGTTGTACATGTCATATAAGGGTACATCATTTTCTTCGTTTGCGAGAGGTTGACCGAAGTCTTCTTCGTCAAGACACCGACACATAACCTCATCTTGAACAAACGCATCAAGGAAAGAAGCTGCGTGGTTCATTGTATTTAATCGTTGATTCAGTCCTTTTACAATGATACTATGGCAAGATTCTATAATCCACGGGAAGGTCAGGAGCGTCGTCCGGTTGAATTCGGATACGACCCACGACCTGATGCTGGTACTTCTGGGGCTGAGGTTTCCGACCTTAATCCAGAACAGGCGTATGACACTGACTTGCGTCGTTTACCAGAAGAAGAACGCTTCCAAGCTGAGTCACTGAATGACCAGCAGGGACGTGTTGCTAAATTCATGCGAGCAGCAAAGTCCGCTGGTGCCTACAAGCTTCGTTCTGGTATCGACGAACCAATGATTCGTGGTAGGACGCCCAGGGTGCCTGCTTCGATTCAAGGGGTGTCACTTCCTACGACAGGTGACTCGGGTGGACGCAGCGGATCGATTGGATACGCTAATAAGCCCAAGCCAAGGTCTGGTCGGGCTTACAACTATCTAGATGCGTTCTCCTGATCAAACTTGAGAAAAGACGACGCGATCTGGTTGATCTTGATACTTCCCTTTGCGGTCTTGATAAGTTACGTGACAGGGATTCCCACGGTAGAAAAGCAACTGTGTAATGCCTTCATTAGCGTAAATCCTGTTGAAGAGACCCGTGCAGTTACTGATCTCCAGTGTTAGGTAACCTTCCCAACCACTTTCTGCCGGTGTGATATTTACCAGGATTCCAGAGCGTGCATAAGTGGACTTACCGACAGCTACCACAGTCACGTCACGAGGAAGCTTGAGACGCTCCTGGGCCACACCAAGACAATAACCGTAGGGAGGCAATAGGAAGTATTGACCTCGTTCGTCTTCCAGAAGTTCGGAAGGTTTCAGAATTTCAGAATCAAAATTCTTTGGATCACAATCACCCTCTGAAATACGGCCAAAAATCAGGCATTGCTCAGGGGAAAGACGAATGTCGTACCCATAAGAGCTGAGGCCATAACTGAGAAGCTTGCGTCCGTCTTCTTTGCTGACCAAATGGTCAACAAAAGGAGCGATCATTTCTTCTTCTTCCGCAAGTTTCTTGATTTCCCAATCGGCCAGAACGCTCATGGTCACTGTCATTCGAGTTTTAGTATACAGAAATTATGAGAGAATATGTCCGCGTTCTGAATAAATGTCAATGAAACGTTCGACTGCCACATCTGACGAATCCGTGGGCGGAAGATAGACAATCATAGAAGTGCACGTCCTGTGTTGCTTAAGTCCTTGACTGTTATGACGTAGCAACCTAGGAGCTGTACGAAGAATGCACAAAGGAAAACTAAAGATCTTCGGCTCGTACCGGATCATGTCCGGACAGTTGGTAAAATAAACGGCTTGCTTAATTTCTTTTGCCAGCCAAGACCGATATAGCTTGCGGAACCAAACGGCGTGAGAAGACGTAAGGGATGGAGAGGATGCACGTGTCATCTTCCATCGTTCGTTCTTAATGTCCCAAAAGTATGCACCCGCTGGTGGAAACAAATAAACATTCCCGTACCACTGCTGTGCATTTAGTCCATCATCTGATGGCGTGAAGTAGGCAGGAGCTTGGACGTATTCATTAGCAACCTTGCTGCTAGCAACATCTAATTCAATGCCACCCATTACTTCATTTGCAGCAACGATCAGATCTGAGTTGGTGATTAACTCAGCGTCTTCCGACCGTGACTTAACACCACGGACCCCAGCTTCTTTCATTTTTCTGACGCTTTGTTATAGTCAATTTCGCAATAGCGAATGCCATCTTTATCATTGATGACATAACCAGCTTTTTCTGTCGGATCAATCTTCTGTGCAGCTCCAAGGATGCGACGGAATGTTTCAGCCATATCACCATCGTTACTACGCTCACAATCTTCCTGGGCCGAATGAATCTCCTTGAGTGTCCAGAAGAACATGGAACGTTCCTTGTTTTCTGGTTGAAAGACCATCACACCAGGCCCTTCCAGTTCCCACATCTTGCAATACTGTTCCCCCATATCACCAAGGATTAACTTGATGGTGGCATCCAGCATCCTGGCCTTAGTTTGATCCAGCTCCGGTCCGATGACAGAAGCAATTAACTTTTCACGCCTGCTTACCATTTTCAATTAGTCCTTGACGATTTAAGGATTCTAGAAGCTTTTCGGTCGGTTGATACAAGACAACGAGCTTACCAAGGACACCACGTTTTTTAACCAGCTTGCCATTGTCGTCACGAACCTTGTCAAATTCACCGGAGCGAATCAAGTATTCAGCAACGCAACGGAGTCTCCTCTTAAGGGGAAGCTCGGCCTGTGGGAACTTGCCGCAGATGGTATCGGGCTCCAAATCCTGGAACGCCAGACGCAATCGATTGGCAAGGGTCATGCCAGAGTTAGCGTCCTCTTCTTCATAGTTTTTTAAGTTTTCTAAGTACCTTTGTAGGCACCCATCATCGAAAGAGCCCTCTGGTGGCAAGAACATTTCCACTTGCCGGATGAGTGATTCCGGAAGGAGTTGCTCGTGGTTCTCAATGGTTACGGAGGAGATCTCAACTCCACGGAATCGATGGGCCATTATTCAAGAAATTCCCGATCTGTGTTGTACATACGTGTTGCAGCATCACCTTTACCCCTCAGGTCTCTTGATTCCAGGTCCCTGTTCTTGGAGAAGGATTGCACCAGCTGGTTCCAAGGCACGCGAAGGACAGCTTTACGGTTGGGATCAGGAGAGACGTTGACGAAATGAATGCCTTCTTTCCATCCTTTATTTGGATCACGCCGACCGATGGCAATCCAATTACGGATGGTTTGATCCGAGACTCCCAGTCGTTTGCCGCATTCTTCTGTCGAAATGTACTCATCGGCATAAGCCTCTGGATTCAATACATCAATCTCACCGTTTGAATACCGGCTGTGCCACATGGAACTAAGGACGTTCTTGATTCCTTTTAGTTCAAACGCAATATCTTCTAAGCTTTTGCGGAGACCGTATTTCATAACAGCAAACGTTTTGGTTAGATGCTAGTGTATGGGCAAATCTTTTGCACCACGATGGAAGAACAAATTCCTTCCAGTACTCCCACTCAGCCTATTGAGCAACCTCAGATGCCGCCTGCGCTCCAGGGAATTACTCCTGAAATGCTTGAGGCCATGAAGGCGCGTGCACGGGAAGAAGCAATCCGAATGACGATCTTGCAGCAGCAACAACAAGTAGCTCCTCAAGAGGAAGTTTCTGTGGCACCACGTCCATCAATTCCTGTTTTTCAGCCACCTCAACCGCAAGTCATTTATTTGCGCCGCAACCTGACGGTTGCTGAACTCATCATTGTTTTTGCGATTGCTTGTGGACTGGTTACAGGTGTACAAGCAGCTTGGAACTTTGCATCTAACCACTTGCCGCGCATTGAAATCAAGGCTCGTTAAGTGGTTAGACACATTGCGACTATAATTCATTTTATGGGGTTTTTGTGATTTAATAGGTGGCCAACAGGCGTATATCCGAGCTACAAGAACTTGCCGGAATCCAGTTAGCGGATGG